GTGAATATATTGAAAGCGGATATTGTCGCATTAATGCATCAACAGCACAAATTATCTTTAAAAACGGGTCTAAAATTAATTTGTGCCATTGTCAATATGATAAAGACGTATTAAAATATCAAGGGGTTGAAATTAACTTGCTCTTGATTGATGAATTAACGCATTTTAGCGAATATATATATAAATTCTTAAGGTCTAGGGTAAGATTAGGAGGCTTAACAATTCCTAGTAATTTAAAACAATCTTTACCAAAAATCATATGTTCTAGTAATCCTGGGGGAGTTGGTCATGAGTTTGTTAAGGCCTACTTTATCGAAAATAAAGAGCCAATGAAGCTCTATAGAATGCCAAAAGAAGATGGCGGAATGCTTCGGCAATTCATACCTGCCAAGCTCTCAGACAATCCAACAATGACAGAAAACGACCCTTTATATGCTGAGAAACTTTTAGGACTTGGTGGAGCATTAGCAAAAGCAATGCTTGAGGGTGATTGGGACGCTATCGAGGGGGCTTATTTCGATACTTTCGACGCTTCAAAACATGTTTTAGATTATGTGAATATTCCTCATGATTGGTTTAAGATTCGTGCATTTGATTGGGGTTATTCTAAGCCTTTCTGCGTGCTTTGGGGTGCTGTGTCTGACGGCTCACTTGTTGATTGCGGAGGAATTAAACGAAGCTTTCCCCGTGGTGCCATAATTGTTTATCGTGAGTTCTACGGTTGCACGGGCAAAGCAAATGAAGGCTTAAAAATGGGAAGTGCTGAGATTGCTAAAACTATAAAAGATTTACAAATGGGTGAGAAGATGGACGAGATGAGAGCTGACCCTGCGATATTCGATGTTTCATCTGGTCAATCAATAGCAAATCAGTTTGAGGCTCAAAATATAGGTTGGCTTCCTGCTGACAATAAGAGAGTAGCGGGTTGGCAACAAATAAGAGCAAGATTATCTGATAATGAAGATGGAAAACCTCTATTATACATTACTAAGAATTGTCGCAATTTGCTTAGAACATTGCCGCTGATGCAATATGATAAAAGTAAACCCGAAGATTTAAACACTGAGATGGAAGACCACGCCGTTGATACTTTAAGATATTTATGCATGACAAGACCTGTTGTCGTTGAGATTAAAAAACAAATGACAATGAAGGAATCAATGGATTATCAACTTCAAGTGCAAAGATTAATCGATGATATAAAAAAAGAAAATTTACTATTGACAAAAAAAAATAAATTAATATCATAAAAAATATGAGCATGAACCAAATCGAAACACAAGACGAATTAACTACAGCGAAGGGCGAACGGGCTCTAGTCGAGATTTGGAAACGCGAAATTGACAATGCAAAAAAATATCACGAAAAAACCAAAGAAACTGCTAAAAAGTTCCAAGAAATTTATGAGTCCGAAGAGTCTGAACAAACAAAAGCTGAAATTAATAATCAATTCCCAATCTTTTGGAGTAATACGCAAGTATTACGCCCACTTCTTTTTAGCAAGCTTCCAAAAATTAACATTACGCAAGCAAATTACAACAACAATGAAATTGCTAGAATTGGAAGCGAACTAATTGAAAGATTATTAACTTATCTATTGAAAGAATCTGATGCCGAAAATCAAATTGAAAAAATTCGAGATACTTTTTTAGTTCAAGGCATTGGTATTCCTCGCATTGTGTTCGTACCACCTGAGCCAATTGAAATTAAAATTAAAAAGAAAAAAGAAAAACCAGAAGTTGAAGATAAAAGCGAAGATGAAGATAATTATAATGAAGATGAATCATCAACTAAAAATACTTCTGAAGATATGGCGGAAGGAGAAGCCTCTGACATGGAAGAAGAATCAATTTATGATGTTGATGAGTCGAAAAAATCATTTAAAATAGAATTTGTTGATTATCAAGATTTTCTTAAATCAACTGAAAAAGAGTGGGACAAATTACGTTGGATTGCTTTTAAAAAATATTACTCTCGCAAGGAGTTAGTTCATTATTTTGGCAAGAAAGGCGAAACAGTTCCGATGACTAACAAAAAATATGAATATCTTGGAGAAGAAACCGAAGATTTATATAAACTTTGTGAAGTCTGGGAAATCTGGGACAAAGAAAATAAAATTTGCCATGACATCACTTTTGCAGGCGATGGTTCTGTTTTAAAAACTGAAAAAGATGGATATAATTTAAAGAATTTCTTCCCGATTCCTATGCCTATGGGTCTTAACGAATCTAAAAGATTATTACCTTGCCCCCTTTATGGCAAATATAAACATTTAGCCAATGATTTAAGCGATGTTCATGATAGAATTGCAAGCTTAGTTAAACAAGCTAAATTCACTGGTGGTTATACTTCCTTTGTCGAACAAGGCGATGTTGAAAATATAATGAATGGCGATGACGGCGAATTTAAACCACTTAAAACAAACTCCAATATTGATGACGCTAGAAAGCTTGTTGTATTCAAACCACTAACTGAGATTGCCAACACTATCACAGTTTTAAGACAAGAAAAACTTGCTTTAAAAAACGATATTCAAGAAATTACAGGATTAAGCGATATTGTTAGGGGTTATTCAATAGCTTCAGAAACCGCAACAGCTCAACAACTTAAGGGCAATTTTGCAATTAGTCGAATCCAGCCACTACAAAAAGAGGTTGAGTTTACCATTAGAGATACTTTAAGACTATTAGCTGAGTTAGCCGTTGAAAAGCTTTCTATGAATGAATTAATGGAAATTACAGGTTTAATTTTACATGATGTTGAAACAATTGCACAAGCAACACAAGAAAAACTTAATGCACAAGTTCAAGAAGCGATTTCAATGCTAAAACCGCAAGATCCGCAATATCAAGAAAAAATTCAAGCTTTACATCAACAAGCAAGTGCGGGTTATGATAAAACCATGGCTAAAATTAAAGAAGATTTAAAAGGTTATGCCATTGAATATAGAAAACTCAAGGATTTAGAAAAATTGTTAAAGTCTGATAAGTTAAGATGTGTCAACATTGATATTGAAACAGATTCAACTATTAAAATTGACCAAAACCAAGAAAAACAAGATAGAGTTGCATATATTCAAACAATATCGGGTATGGTTCAAGCTATGGCTCCAGTTGTTCAAAGTGGTGTTGTTTCAAAAGAAGCTTTAAATGAGTTTATTATATTTGCTTCTAAACCTTTTAAAGTAGGTCGCAATCTTGAGAATTTCTTAAGAAGCAACGAAGATGACAATAAACCAGACGCTCAAGAAATGATGGCTCAAATGGAAATGCAAATGAGACAAAAAGAAATAGAAATGAGACAAATGGAGTTGCAAATAAAACAACAAGAATCAATGGGCAAACTTCAAATTATGCAACAAGAAGTTGATGTTAAAAAAGCTGAATTATTAAATCAACAAAACGAATTTGAAACAAAACTAGAATTTGAAGATGTTAATAAACAAGCTGATAGAGAATCTAAAAGACTTGATTTAAAAGTAAAAGCTGGAACGGAAATTGTTAATGAACAAATCCGAAACGCTAACCAACCAACGGAGATTTAATATGCCATTAAAAAAAGGTTCATCAAAGAAAGTGATTTCTGCTAACATTAAAAAAGAAATGAAGGCAGGAAAACCGCAAAAACAAGCTATTGCAATTGCTTTGTCTAATGCGGGTAAATCTAAAAAGAAATAATTATGAAAAAAGGTCTATACGCTAATATTCACGCCAAAAAAGAAAGAATTAAAGCGGGTTCTGGCGAAAAAATGAGAAAAGTAGGAACAAAAGGAGCTCCTACTGCTAAAAATTTTAAAGAAGCTAAAAAAACTGCTAAAAAATAAATATGCCAAAAAAAACTGTTAGTTTAAGTCTAGGCAGGGGCGAAAAATCACCAACGGGTGGTTTAACTGCTAAAGGTAGAGCAAAATATAATAATGCTACTGGAAGCAATCTAAAACCACCAGTAAGTGCTAGTCAGGCAAAAAAAAGCCCTACCGATGCAAATCGTAGGAAATCTTTTTGCGCTAGAATGTCTGGAGTTAAAGGTCCTATGGTAAAAAATGGTAAACCTACCAGAAAGGCATTAGCTTTAAAAAAATGGGATTGTTAAATGACTACAAAAAGATTAACTTACATTGACGGTGAGGCTCACTGGTTAGAAATAGAAAGCCGACCAATGAGCAAATTGCCCGAAGGCGTTAAAGAAGATTTAACTCTTGATGGCTATATTAAAAAATATGGCTCAATTTACAATCATGGTGATGGTAAGCATTATGATAGTAAAAGAAGTTATATGGAAGCTTTAAAACAAAAAGGGCAACATATTAAAGATTATTAAAAAACTATTTGACAATTATTATTAACCAATTATTTTATTATGGATATTAAAGAAAACTACAAAAATGAAATGCTCGAGTTAATTGAGCAACACTCTGAAATTCAAGAGCAAGAAGCTGTTGAAGAAAAAGAAGAAATAGTAGAAACTGAAAATATCGAAGAATCACCACAAGAAGAAGAAACCGAAAATAAAGAGAGTGAAAATATAGAACCTGAAGTTGATTTTGATAAGGAATTATCGGGATTACCTAAGGAACTTATCGAAACTGTCAAAACATTTAAAGACCCCGAAGACAGGGCAAAAGCTATAAAGATTGCCAAGGAACAGCGTGCTCGAGAAGACAGGCTACATTTACAACTAGGCAATTCTAAAAAAGAGCTTGAAAATATAAGCGGATTATTAAAAAGTATTCAAACTAATCCTGCTGAAACTTTTAAAGCACTTGCAAAACAAGTCAATTTTGACTTAAGAAATGCCGTAGATGAAGCTGTTATGGAAGATGAGTTGTATCTCACACCAGAAGAGCAAATCAGACGCGAATCAAAACATATACAACAAAATTCTTATAAACAATTACAAGAAGAGGTTAATAAGAGAGAAGCAAGAGAATTGTTGGCGGATTTTTTAGAGGATACTTCCCGTGACGAAGAATTAATAACAAACTATCAATCTGAATTTGTTAATTTTTATAATCAAGAATTACAAAAAGAAGGTGTTAAAGATTATTATCCTTTAAAAAATAGAAAAAAAGCATTAGAAATAGCTTATAAAAAATTAGAAATATTGCAACCAGATTATGAAGATAAAATGAGAGCAAAAATTTTAAAAGAAATGAATGAGCAAAAAAAGGAAAAATTTGATGAAGCCAAAAGGCAACAAAAAATTTCTAAACCTGTAGCTAATGCAAATAAGCCAACAACTTACGAAGAAACTCAAAAAGCTCTAATTAGTAAATACTATGTATAAGAATATAATTATTTAGTAATTTAAAACAACAATTATATGGCTGGAAATCCAAATTATACTTCATTAATTTCGTCAACTCTTGACGCATTTATGAAAGACAAGCTTACCTCTTCGGTAATCGGTAATAACGCATTGTTAAAAACATTGCAAAACAAAGGTAAAATCGTTCACGAAACTGGCGGTAAATCATTTGTAGAAAATATTGCTTACGCAAGCAATACAACTGTTCAATTTCAAGACCCTACAGATTTGTTAGATACAACTCCACAAGAAGAATTTACTTCTGCGGTTTTCTCTCAAAAAATGCTTACAGGCACTGAAACGATTTCTCAAAAAGAGTTATTGCAAAACAGAGGTAAAGCTCAAATTTTTAATTTACTTGAAGGTAAAAGAAAAAATTTACTTGATAGTCTTAGAAATGCTGTAGGAAGTGCTTTATTCGGTGATGGAACTGGATCTAGTGGTCTTACTATTGGCGGTTTACAATTGTTAGTTGCTGATGATCCAACAACTGGAACAGTTGGCGGAATTGATCGCTCAACCAACACTTTTTGGAGAAACCAAGTTTATGATTTCTCTACTTCTGCTGGTGGTAATGCTTCTGCAACAAATATTCAAGCTGGTATGAATAGTTTATATTTATCTTGCCAAGTTCAAGAGGGAGCTTTTCCTGATTTGATTCTTGCTGATAGAAATTATTTTACCTTTTTTGAAAATTCTTTGCAACAAATTCAAAGAATCACAACTACTGGTGAAGGAAAATTAGGCTTTGAACAATTAGCTTACAAATCAAGCCAAGTTGTTTATGATCCAAGTTGCCCTGAAAATCACATGTATTTCTTAAATACTGATTATGTTAAATTCCAACATTTAACCGATTCATTATTTGATAAAGGCGAAACACAAAGACCAATTAATCAATTGTATTATGTGACTCCTGTTTACATGTATGGAAATTTAACTATAAGCTCTGCTAGAGTTCATGGTGTTGCTAAAAATTAATTTTAAGGAAAAATATGTCTAATTTTATAAATATTGAGGCTGATATTGTACCACAAGCAATATCTGAAACTTCAACAACTCGTAATTGTGCTTTAGGTAAAATTATTAGAGCTGTTGATAAAGATACTACTAACTACGGAACTGGTGAATTTATATACTTAAAAGGCGTAGCTTCTACAGTTGTTGGTTCAATTGTTTCCTATGCTGCTGATGATTTTACAACTTCATTAGCTGCAGCTAACGATAGAGCTCCAATTGCCATTGCTATGTCTGCCAATGTTGCCAATCAATATGGTTGGTATCAAATTTCTGGTAAAGCAGTTGGTAAAGTTCTAACAGGTTTTGCTGATAATGCTGTTTGTTATTTAACCGCAACAGCTGGGTCAATTGATGATTTCGTAGTTGCTGGTGATTTAATTTATCGCATGAAAGGCGCTTCTGCTATAGGAACTCCTTCAGCAGGACTCGCTGAACTAGATATTGAGCGTCCATTTGTTCAAGATGGTGTAACAGTCTAAAACTTATGATTAGGGGGGATAATACTCCCCTAATTTAATCTTAAATTATAAATTATGACAAATATTGTAGAGCCAATTAACCAATATAGAACCGAAGAAAAAGACAAACTTATTGTTCAGTTTTTTGATAAAAAAAGACAAACCACGAATGAAGATTTAGAGACAATAGACACTTTAGAC